TTTGTTAAATTTGAAAACGAGGCCTTGCTATTGTCTCGTTTTGTAGATTTATGGAAAGCGGACTATCCTGATGTTGTTACTGGTTGGAACGTGGAATACTTTGATATTATGTATGTGGTTACTCGTATCATCAGATTACTAGGCGAAGCAAAGGCAAAGCAACTATCACCTTGGGGTAATATTCGCTTGAATACTAAAGAAGTGTTCAACAAACCTCAGTCTACTTATTCAATATCAGGTTTGGCTATTGTTGATTACATGGACGCTTTTAAGAAATTTGGTTATAAGTATGGTCCTCAAGAAAATTACAAACTTGATACAATATCTAATACTATTCTTGGTGAAGCAAAACTTGATTATTCGGAATACGGCAACTTGACTAATCTATATGAGCAAAATCCTCAGTTGTATCTTGATTATAACTTGAAAGATACTTGGTTGATTGACCGATTCGAAGAGGAATCCGGTTTACTTGCACTTGTTATGACTGTTGCTTACGCGGGTGGAGTTAATTATAATGACGCATTCGGTACCGTTGGCATATGGGAAAGCACACTTTATCGTAAATTGATGAAAAATAATATCATACCTCCATTGAAGCGAGGACCTGGACATTCGATTGGTGATTTGGTCGGAGGTTATGTAAAAGCTCCAAAGGTCGGAATGCACAGGTGGGCCGTCTCATTCGATTTGAATTCACTATATCCCATGCTTATGTTGCAATATAATATGAGTCCTGAAACATTTATGAAGGGCAGATATGAGTATCTCACACCTGAACAGGTCCTTAGTGGTGAATACCAAAACGAAAATAAATCAATGTCGGTCGCCGCTAACGGCGCGTGTTTTGATAATACCCGATTGGGTCTAATACCGAGCATAATCGATGAATATTATGCTAATCGAAGTGACATCAAAAAACGAATGATTGGGTTTGAACAAGATTATGAAGTTGAAACAGATAAAGAAATTCGTAAGCAACTTAAACGAACAATTAACAATCTTCATAATAAACAAATGGCCATAAAAATCAGCATGAACAGTCTTTATGGTGCTACAGCTAACAAATACTTTTTATATTTTATTGGTGAAATGGCAGAAGCGATCACAACTTCAGGTCAATTGTCAATTCGATATGCAGAACAATCTGTTAATACTTATCTAAATAAAATATTGAAAACCAAAGACTTTGATTATATTATTTACATCGATACGGATTCTATCTATGTTGACTTTGCGCCTTTGATTCAATCTGTATTTGGTACTCTTGACATCAGCAGATCGAAAGGTGAACAATTTCTTGATAAAATATGCGGCGAACAAATCGAAAAAATCATTGAAGATGGATACGAAAAACTTGCTGGTTATACAGGTGCTTATCGTAATGCAATGGTAATGAAACGCGAAAAAATAACTGATAAATCTGTGTTCGTTGCTAAAAAGCGATACATAATGAATACTTTAAACAGTGAAGGCGTCCATTATGAAACTCCTAAAGTTTCTGTTACTGGGTTACAATCAGTAAGTGCATCAACTCCACAAATGTGCCGTGATAAAATGAAAGAATTGTTCAGTGTTATTATGAATGGAAATGAAGGTGATGCTCAAGAGTTTATCAAGAAATTCAAGACGGAGTTTGAATCAATGTCGGCCGCTGATGTTGCAAAAACAATGGGCACTAACGATATTGATAAACACTACGATCCTCGTACTGTCATAAAACAAGGACTTACTTGTCCTATGCATGTCCGTGGTGCTTTGCTTTATAATAATGCACTTGAAGAAAATGAATTGACTAAGAAGTATGAAAAGATTCGCAGTGGTGATAAGGTAAAAATCGTCTATTTGAAAATGCCTAATCCAATACGTCAGAATGTCATTGCATTTATCGGCGGATTACCTCCCGAACTTGGACTCGACAAATATATCGACTACGATCTACAATTTGATAAGGTTTTTAAAGCTCCGATGGTTGCGGTAACTAAAGCAATTGGTTGGTCGGCAGAAAAAATCGACACTCTTGAAGATTTCTTCTTTTAAAAAATCCTAAATAAACATTGACGGATTGTCCATTGTATGTTATAATTGACAATCAAACAACAAAAAGTATCTAATTGTACGCTATAATATACAATCAAACAACAAAAAGTACTTAATTGTACGTTATAGCGTACAAACAATAAAAGGAAAAAATTATATAATGAAAGCAGATAAAACAGATATAATAATCGACTTTGAAACGATGAGCGCAGACTCTACCAATTGTGCAGTAATTGATTGTGCTGTTTTTGTGTTTAATTGGGATAAGTTCGTTTCTGATGATCCCTATAAATTAAAAGACGTATTGACGGCAAAAAGACTTAAACTGTCTGTAAAAGAACAAGTAAAAGATTATGACTTTAAAATTAGTGAGTCTACTTTAGAATTCTGGGCAGGTCTACCTTCTGATGTTCGTGCTATGATCAAACCTCATGCTGATGATTTAAATGTCACTGAATTTTGCCAGAGTTTCATGGATATATTGATAGAGTCGCCTAAGATTAGTCATTGGTGGTCTCGTTCAAATACTTTTGATCCTGTCATTCTTGCTCGTTTATTTCGTTCGCAAGATAAATTGAATCACCTCGAAGGAAAACTACCTCATTGGTCTGTTAGAGATACTAGGACGTGGATTGATGCCAAATTTGATTTTCCCAAAAATAATGGTTTCTGCCCAGTCTCAGATGAAGCTAGATGGGATCAGGTATTTAAAAAACATAACAGTTCTTGGGATGTGTGGGCTGATGTGATGCGTTTGCAAGCGATTGCTAGAGCAGAGCTTGATTTACCACAGGTTGAAATATGAGTGTAAATAAACAAAAATTTAACATAGAAAAACTTCGCCAGAATTCTATTTTTATTGGTACGCCTATGTACGGCGGCCAATGTTCTGGTTTGTACACGAAGTCAACCAATGAATTAGCTATGTTGTGTGCAAGAAATCAAATACCAATAAAATTCTATTATCTGTTTAATGAAAGTCTTGTACAACGGGCTAGAAATTATATCACTGATGAATTTATGCGCTCTGGATGTTCACACCTTATGTTTATTGATGCTGATATTGGCTTTGATGCAAAAGATGTTCTTACGTTATTAGGATTGCAGACAAGTGATCCCTCTCGTTGTGACATAATCACTGGACCTTATCCAAAGAAAACAATAGCATGGGAAAAAGTGGCTGCAGCTGCGCAACAAGGTGCAGCATTTGACAATCCGTTTTTACTTTCGCAATTCACATCTGATTATGTATTTAATCCCATCGGCGGAACAAAACGTTTTGTCATGGATAAACCAGTCGAAGTTGCTGAAGCAGGTACTGGGTTTATGCTAATACCTCGAACTGCATTAGAGAAATATAAAGTAGCTTATCCTGAGCAAAGTTATAAACCAGATCATGCTCGTACTGAAAATTTTGACGGGTCGAATGAAATTACTGCTTTTTTTGATTGCGTTATTGATCCAGAGACCAGACGATATCTTTCAGAAGACTATTATTTCTGTAAACAATCACGCAAAGCAGGATTATCTTTATGGATGTGCCCATGGATGAAACTGGATCATGTTGGCTCTTATATTTTTAAAGGTAACATGGCTGCTCTTGCCTCATTGAAAGGTGTTTCTCCTACTGCCGATAAAAAATCTAACATGAAAAACTACAATGACAACGAAAGTAGTGATTGACAAAAACACTAAATAATGTTATAATGTATACCTAAACACCGGAGACCCTTATCAAAGAATATAAAATAGACACATCAGAATCTTATGACGATCTTGTGGATTCTAAACCACAGCAAGATCTAACAAATAAAACATTAAAATCTTTTCTTGATGAAGGTGATGACGAATATGAACCTTCAGTAAAAGCAAGAGTAGATACAGACCCAGAATTTTCCTTGAGTTGGCAGAGATTGATAGTCAATATTGAAGATTTGGAAGATTTGAAAGAATTCACCAGAATATGCGGTATAGTAATTACTCCAAAAACTGATGAGATTATATACGAACATAATCCCGAACCAACAGGATTATTTAACTTTTTATCGGATGATTAATTATGATTGTAAATGAAACAGGAACTATTGAAGAACTACAAAACTGCTGGAGAGATCCATACAAACAATGGTGGGCCGCGGGTATGCCTTCATTTAATCAAGGCAAAGCTAATGTGCCTGGTACAACTAAGTCTTTATTGGTAAAATTTAAGACTATGGAAGATCGCCAAGCGTTTTCAGATTTATTTGGTTTTAACTTAGGTAAAAAGAAACTTTCGAAAAGTTCTAGTCGAACTAATTCTGTATATTTTCCTTACCGAGAACAAGAAGCAAATATGTCAAAGCGATATGTACTTGACAGTGATGAGGAAAAACATACTCCTAGATATCCTATCTACATCATATCGAAAGGTCGCCACAAAAGTCGACATACTTCAAAAGCACTCGAGAGAATGAATGTTCCTTATTACATTGCAGTCGAACCTCAAGAATATGACGACTATTGTTCAGTTATCGACCCAGCTAAAGTGTTGAAATTGCCTTTCAGCAACCATGGTAAAGGTTCTGGACCTGCTCGTAACTGGTGTTGGGAACATTCAAAGGCGAATGGATTCAAACGACATTGGTTACTTGATGATAACATTGGCGAATTTTGGCGCTTGCATAATAACAAAAGGTATCGCTCGGAAAGTGGTGGATTATTTAGTTCGACTGAAGATTATGTTGACAGATTTGAAAACGTAGCGCTTGCTAGTTTGCAATATAAATTCTTTACTACAGAGAAAGAAAACTATCCTCCTTATGTACTAAATACTCGTGTGATGTCTTGTTGTTTAATTGATAATGCTATTGATATTCGATGGAGAGGACGTTATAACGAGGATGTAGATTTATCAATCAGAGCTTTGAAAGAAGGCTATTGTACAATGTTATTTCTTCACGGTCTCTGTGGCAAACTGGAAACCGGAACTGTAAAGGGTGGGAATACTACTGAAATATACGGTGATTATGCTGAAGACCAAGCAATGAAAAAATCTAGGATGCTACATGAAGCACACCCAGATTGCGTTGATTTAGTCGAACGTTATGGTAGAGTTCACCATTCTGTAAATTTGGATAAAATCATCAACAAACACAATCAGCAATCAGCTAGACAAAATGTGCCTATTCTGAAAAGTGACGCTAGGATCGTAAATGAAGTGGACAACTACGGCATGATGTTGGTTGCAAATTTCGGCACAGCTGAACAAGTAGAGATACCAGAATATCAATTAAATGCTTATCCAGTTGGAAGGAAAAAGGTTCATGAGTAAAATATTAGTAACAGGCGGCGCAGGCTTTATAGGTTCCCACTTATGTGGGGAATTGGCTTCATTGGGTCACAAGGTGACTTCACTAGATAATTATTTCACTGGTGAATCTTGCAATCATATAAGGAATTGCAACATTCGCTACATTTATGGTTCTACCGAACAAGTGTCTTCATTACTGCAACCTGAATTCGATATTGTCTATCACTTGGGCGAGTATTCTAGGGTCGAGCAAAGTTTTGAAGATATTGATTTGGTCTGGAAATTCAATAAAATTGGCACTTATGAAATATTAAAATTTGTCAATGCCTGCGGTGCTAAACTAATATATGCAGGTTCATCTACGAAGTTCGCAGATATGACTGATTATATGCAAAGTCCTTATGCTTGGTCCAAAGCAACAAATACTGAATTTGTAAAGCAATATGCTGAATGGTATGATATTGACTATGCTATAACCTACTTTTATAATGTATACGGACCACGTGAAATAAGCACAGGTAAATATGCTACGCTTATAGCTAAGTTTAAAGAGTTAAAAAAGAATAATAAAGTACTCACTGTTGTATTGCCAGGCACACAGACGCGAAACTTTACCTATATATCAGATATCATTGATGCATTACTTCTTATCGGCGAAGAAGGTCATGGAGACGAATATGGTATAGGTGATCCGCAAGAATATACTATTAACGAAGTTGCTGAAATGTTTGAATCACCTATAGAATATCTCCCTGTCAGAAAGGGTAATAGGTTATCTGCACCCGTAATTAGTAAAAAGACTCGTATCCTAGGATGGGAACCAAAACACAACTTAAAAAACTATATAAATCAACTTATGAAGAATGGATGGAAAGATTAATGAAAAGTAAACTAAGAATGGCAATAGTCGGTGCTGGATTTGTTGGTAAGGCTGTTGATTATGGTTTCCCAGATAAGAATTGTACCAAAACACTTATTGATCCCAAACTTGGCACTTCTGTTTCCGACTTAAAAGGATTGCCAATTAAAGTAACTTTTGTATGTGTTCCGACGCCGATGGGATTAGACGGAAGTATTGATGCTTCGATACTTGAGAGCGTAGTCGCTGAGCTGCTTGTTATGACAGATGGAATTGCGGTCGTGAAATCTACTGTTGTTCCTGATATTATAGATGCACTTTGTGTTAACCCACGTGTTGTTTATTGTCCAGAATTTTTAACTGAAAATAATGCTAATGAGGATTTTGTCAATCCGTTTATGCATGTATTCGGCGGTAATTCTTTTTACACCGAAATGTTGGAAAACATTTATAAACTTTACAGTTCTTGTAAAATTTGCCCAACTTATCACATGACAGCTTCTGAAGCAAGTTTTGTTAAATATGGAATGAATTCATTTCTTGCCACAAAAGTATTATGGTTTAATCAGTTTCATGATATAATAGAGAAGTTTGGTGGTAATTATAACACAATTCGAAATGCAATAGGCACTGATGCTAGAATAGGTCACTCTCATACGATGATCCCAGGTCATGATGGAAGGCGTGGATTTGGGTCTGCTTGTTTTGCAAAAGATTGTCCTGCGTTTATAAATTTTGCGGCAAAGCAGTCTGAACCATTTACTGTACTCACCGAAGTTGTTCGTAAGAATCAAGACATTCGTAATTCATATGGTGACCCGTTGCCTCGTGAAGTTGAACAGAAAGTTAATTTTAATTTTAACATTTAGGATAGACTAATGAATAAATGGGACATTCGATTTTTGAAACTCGCAAGAGAAGTATCCACCTGGAGTAAAGATCCTTCAACAAAAATAGGCGCTGTAATTGTAAATGATGATAAACGAGTATTGTCTACAGGATATAATGGATTTCCGAAAGGGATAGACGATAGTAAAGAACGTCTTAATGATCGTGAATTAAAATATCAGTTTGTGGTTCATGCCGAAATGAATGCAATTTATAATGCCACACGTAGCGGTGTCGCTCTTAAAGATGGTACCTTATATTGCTGGGGATTGCCGGTTTGTTCTAAATGTTCGCTAGGTGTTATATCGGCGGGGATAAAAAGAGTAGTTATGGTTCGAAAAGAAATACCAGAACGTTGGGAAAAGGAAACGAAAATATCTCTAGACAATTTTAACGAAGCAGGCATTTGCACGAGCTTTGTTGATATAAAAGAGTTTGAAAATAATGAAGAAAAACATTGACAACAGTACGTTACTATGTTATAATGATGACATCACCGCAACTAAACACAAATGCAAAAGTGCATTCTGCACAAAATTTAAATTATGAATAGGATATTAAATGAAATTATCAGAACAAACTTTAACAGTGCTTAAAAACTTCTCGCTTATAAACCCGTCAATAGTTTTTAAACCTGGTAATGTACTCCGCACAATTAGTCCTCAAAAAACTGTTATGGCATCTGCTACCATTCCAGATGAAATCCCAGCTCATGCTTGCATCTATGATACAACTCGTTTTTTATCAATCTTGACTTTATATAACGAGCCAGAGATTGAATTCGAAGAACGTAACTTTATCATAAAAGAAGGCAAACGAAGAACTAAATATGTCTATGCTGATATTTCAATGGTTATCGTGCCGCCTGAAAAGGAAATTAAACTTCCATCCGAAGATGTTTCCGTTGATGTTAAATGGGAAGACTTACAATCGGTATTAAAAGCTGCAGGTGTTCTTCAATTTACAGAGATTGCATTCGTTGGTGAAAGCGGCAAATGTTATCTTAAGGCTATCGACAGTGCGAAAAGAGGTGCTGACGATTATGGCGTTGAAATTGGAAACGCAGACGATGAATTCCAAGTTATCATTAAAACCGACAACTTGAAACTATTACCGCAGGATTACAAAGTAACAATATCTTCAAAAGGTATCTCTGAATTCGCAGGTAATGACGCCACTTATTTCGTGGCAGTAGACTCTAAATCAACTTACAAAAAAGGATAAATTAAATATGAGCCAAGAAGAAAAGATTACGATTACATTGGGTGAAATTTCAACTCTAGTTCAAATCATCGACGTTGTTTCTCAACGTGGTGCGATACAGGGATCTGAAATGCAAGGCGTAGGTTCACTGCGAAACAAGCTTGAGGCGTTTTTGAAACAAAATGGAGCTGAACAACCCGCAGCTGCAGCACAAGATGCCGACGTAGAAACAGTGGAAGCACCTAAAGGACCTCTGCAAGGAAAAGTTGTTTAATTAATATGATTCAAATTAAAGGCCGCCTATTAACGTAAGCGGTCTTCCCTTCTCTATCAAATATATTATGGAATCAAAATGACTATTACTTTTAAAACAAATCAGCCTTTATGGGTGGAAAAATATAGACCTCAGATAATTGCTGACACAATATTACCTGAAGCAACTAAGAAACAATTCCAACAATTCGTTGATGATGATTCAGTGCCGAATCTATTATTATCTGGCGGTCCAGGTTGTGGTAAAACTACTGTTGCTAAAGCAATGCTAGAAGAAATGGGCTGTGATTATATTGTTAAAAACGGCTCGTTGAACGTCAACATAGATACTTTGCGTTATGAGATATCTACCTACGCATCTGCAACTTCACTGACTGGAGGACGCAAATATGTTATCTTTGATGAGGCTGACTATCTAAATCCTAACAGTGTACAGCCTGCACTTCGTAACTTCATTGAGGAATATTCCTCAAATTGCGGATTCATCTTCACCTGCAATTATAAAAATAAAATCAAAGAAGCACTTCGTTCTCGACTTTCCAGCATTGATTTTTCAATCGAAGGTAAAGACAAACCTAAACTTGCATTAGCATTTTTCAAACGTGTAGTTCAGATACTTGAAAATGAAGGCGTTCCTTTCGAAAAGGCTGTCGTAGGTAGAGTTGTTGAAAAACACTTTCCGGACTTTCGTCGAGTGCTTACTGAATTGCAAACTTATGCAGCTTCAGGTAAAATTGATGAAGGTGTCCTCAACAATTTCAAAGAAGAATCAATCACAGAAATGTATAAACTTCTTAAGGCGAAAGATTTCACCAACATGCGTAAATGGGTTGCTCAAAATTCTGACCAAGATATGAATGAAATGTTTCGTCGGATTTATGATGAAGGTGGTAATCGTGTTGAACATAGTACCATGCCTGGTTTCGTTGTTACACTTGCTGATTATATGTACAAGGCAGGTTTTGTTGCAGACCCCGAAATTAATATGGTAGCTTTCCTTACAGAAATCATGATCGAATGTGAGTTCAAATAATGTTTGGTTTTGCAAAAAAGGTGACGTGCTTTAATTGTTTCAAAAAGACAATTAAGAAAAAAGCATCAACTATAAAATTGGATACTGCGGACGGTAAGCATAGTATATATGCCTGTTCTGAGTGTGCAGTACCTTTCAACGAACTATTATCTGAATTGGAGAAATTGAAAAATGGCGAAAGTTAAATCCTTGCCTAAGAAGGTAAAGGATCCCAAAGATAAAGAGTTATCTCCGTTTGATTTTATGAACGCAGCTTCAGATTCAAAAGCGGATTTAATACGTACCAGCGAACAACCTCAACATACTGAAGGTTTATATAATGCGTACATAACAAATAGAGGCTTTGCAAATTTTCAAGATACTATTTTACATGCCAATGAAATGAATATGAGACACGGTTTGTTTGCTGGTGCTCAATTTGACTATTATCGTTCTGCGTTGCGTAAACGTAAACGTTGGTCTGGTTGGCCTAAGTCTATTAAAGATCCAGACCTAGATGCTATTCAGCATGTTTATCAATGTAGTCGTGTAA